CTCGAGTAGTGAATCGCTTTGGCTCCGACCTGCCCACGCTTTTGGCGTGAACAGAATCGAAATCTGTTGGGTAGAATAGCTCGAGATCCTCGAGCCACATCCACACCGCAAGATCACCATCGACCACCTGATTATCGGCGCCGATAACCTTCCCGATGTTTCGAATGTCGAAACGACCGAGCATGTTATCAGACGTAAAATCCGATGAATTCAGGCCAAGAAGAGTTCCAGTATCCATAAAACGGAATGGATAGTAGAAGGGGACGCGGAGTTCAGTTGAGGTAGATTGTGAAATATCGTGGACAACATGGGGAGCGTGGAAGTCTTGGAGAAGAGTGAAAATATCGCCTTGCGCAGCCGTAGAAGCAGCGTTAGCGTATTCGGAGTTGGAAGCATAGATAGAAGCGATGTCGGCGGGGTAAAAGGCCAAAACATACGCTCCATTGCAGAGGGGTTGGGAGTTGGAGGTCACACGGAGGCACATAGTAAAACGCGCGCCCGAGTAACCCTTGAGTTTCTGTTGGACAATTGGTCGGGTAAAGTATTCAGAAGGGATGATCCAGGCGGACTTGTAAGAAAGAGGCATAGAGTCAATGTACTGAGGACGTTTGAAGAAATGTCGAAGAGATTCAATGGACTCGGTTTGCTGGGAAACAGGCGTCACATCGGCTACAGCCGTTTGTGTGGTCTGCTCCCCCTCAAACGAAACGATAGTTCGAGCCACAGGAGGAAGAGTTGGGGCGCCCAACATACCTTCGGTACCAGAGGAGGTCGCATCATCGGCAGTGAGAGCGGAAGCAGCGGCGTTGCCTAAAACAACACCAACTTCCGCACCAATGCCGGGAAGGACTGTTTCTCCTATAGCACCGCCGATAGCGGGCAGGGTAGAAATAGCAAGATCAGAAATACCAGAAGTAATAGAGTCAATGAAATTCGGAGCCACAATTAATTTAGTCTCTAAAGAAGGGCTAGTCTAGAAGAAACAACATGACGGATAAGTAGCCTATATTTAAAAATACAAACACACAAGTGCCACACACTTATCAATATACCTAAAAAGATATGCACTATAAAATGAGATTCGGGATAATAAAACAGACGTACGTCAATTATCTGAGATTCCTATTCTCATATGTGAAGGTGTTGAGTTTAATGCCATCAACAAACGGCAGAGATTCAGAGCAAGTCAGTGAGCATGTCAGAAAAGAGCCACGTGTCTCCGAAGAGAACACGTGAACGCTGGAAGCGCCAAGAAGGCACCGCCGGCATCCGGAAACCGACTCCCCTCATGGCACGAGAGACAGAGCGAAGAGAAGAGTTGTAGAGAGCCTCGTCATAAAGACTTAGCTCCCTGAAAGCACACTCGATGTTGAGCTGGAGCGCGACTTCGGTAGGAAGACCGCGTCGCAACCAGTTCAACATCTCGTGAATAGAAGAAAGATCAATCGGAGCAATGTATCGGCAAGAGTCAG